TATGTAAGTGCCAACAGTATACTAGGAAACTTGACTGCCAGTGCAAGCACTGTGCAAGAAGTCACCGCAGGTGATGTTGTTACCGCAGGTGATGGTGTTAAAAATGCATTGTTTGCAGACAGTGGTGCGTTGACATTGGCGTACACTGCACCGTCAACCAGAGCTTACAGTGTAACCAACATTACCACTAGTGGCGCTGCCAGCAGTTTGATTAAATCTGCCAGCGATAAGAGTGTTAGTGTTGAAACTTTAAAAATCAAAACTTACACAACACTCAGCGTAAACAACGATGGTGTGACTTTGCAATTGAGTACTCCTGGTGGTGCAAGTGCAGGTACACCTGTTTACTTCATAACAGCAATTGGTGACACTACCAGCAATACTGTAATCACCACAACTGGTACGTTGGATACCACACTGGGAACAGTAAAAGCCACAGCAATTACCACAGGTGCCACTGCTACTCAGGGAACGCTGGTAGGCGATTGGAGACTACAGTCAGGCAGTGTTATCGATGCAAGTCTCGGCACATTAAAATCAATCAACTTGACTACTGGTGCGGCTGCTACTGGTGGAACACTAACTGGTCAATGGGCATTGGCAGCAAGTAGCAGAATTAATGCCACATCGGGTACGCTACAAAGTACAACACTGACTGCGGGTGCTACCACAACTGCTGGTACAATTACAGGTGCTTGGAGTATTGATGGTGCGCTAACACTGAGCAGTGCATCTAATTTGACTGTGGGCAGTGGTACCCTGGACATCAGTGGCGGTACATTAAAAACTATTACTTTAAACACTGGTGCCAACGGAACTGCTGGCACTGTGCAGGGTGCATGGACTGTTGTTAGTGGTAGCACATTTGTAGCAACCACTATACAAAATCAAGCAAACTCAGCTACTATAACTGCCAGCTCAGCTAATAATTTCAGTGACATTGTTAGACGTGGTAGTACAGGTGAATTTAGTGCAGGCACAATCACTGCCACGTTAAGTGGCAATGCTACTAGTTCAAGTAGTTGTTCTGGAAATGCCGCAACCATTACTGGACAGGCAAACTCAGCAACTATAACAGCCACCGTGGCCGCAACAGCTGATAGAATCTTGTTGAGAAATGCCAGTGGTCAAGGACAACTGGTTTCATTGTACACCAATGCACTGGTTGCTGGAGCAGATGCCGCTGGCACTGCGGCCACCACTGCAAGTATCCAAGGTGCTTGGAGTTTGACCAGTGGCAGTACATTACAAGCAACCTACGCTGACTTGGCAGAATACTATGAAGGCGATCGGGAATACGAAGTTGGAACTGTGTTGGTGTTTGGTGGCGATAAAGAAGTTACTACCACTGATGCAATCAACGACACTCGTGTGGCTGGTGTTGTGAGTAACACAGCGGCTTACAGCATGAACAGTGAATGTGCTGGTGAAAAGAATCTAATTGCACTGCAAGGTCGTGTGCCAGTCAAGGTAGTGGGTCGTGTTAAGAAAGGCGACATGCTGACCACTGCGGCCACTCCAGGTTATGCTGTCAAAGCATTGAATCCAACACTGGGTTCCATCATTGGCAAAGCATTGGAAGACAAAGACACTGGCGAGGCCGGTATCATTGAAGTTGCTATAGGAAGAATGTAATGGCTAAACAAAATATAAATGTTGGTACCAAGGCAAATGACAAAGCGGGTGATCCGCTACGCACTGCCTTTACAAAAATTAATGATAACTTCACTGAACTGTATACCTTGACAGGCGGTACCAGCACAGCATTGACGGAGCTGGCGCAGGATTATGCGGCACCCTTGTTCAATCATGCCAGCCACACCAACATCACTGCCACCTATGATGATGCCAATAACAAAATATTACTAACTGGTGTTGCGGCACAGGTACAAAGCAATTGGACTGCAACTACTGGTTTGGGAGTTATACTAAACAAACCCACACTGTTCAGTGGTAGCTATACAGACTTAACAAATAAGCCAACATTGTTCAGCGGCAGTTATACTGACTTAACAAATAAGCCAACCATACCTACCAGCTTCAGTAGTTTGGTGAACGGTGCTCACACACTGAGTCTTGGATCAACTGGTACTGTAACATTCCCAGACTCAACAGTTCAAAGCACAGCCTACCTAGCACCAACCACTGGCAACAATGTGATTAGCTCTGCAGAGCCTCTTACTATTAGTAGGAACGGCATGACCATCAAAGTCACATCAGCAGGCATGATACAAATGTCTTTTAACAGCGTAATCAATATCACCGGCCGCAGTTCAATTAACAATGCTGATTCGGTGGTTATCTCATCGCCCAACGGAGTCACTACTGCTGGTACTCAATACAATATTGGAGCAGTATTAGCATTGGGCGATCATTTAACAGCCACCATTGTAGACCACAGTTTTCATAGGATCTACAGACTAACTGTGATTATACGCAGTAAAGACACAACTCCTGGACTGGAACTAGTAGTAGCATACGCAATTATTGAACAGATACAATAACGGTAAATACACTAAACGGAGCAGAACATGGCTATACAACCAATCAACTTAGGCAACTACGCAAATGACGGTACTGGTGACGATTTACGTACTGCGTTTACCAAGGTAAATGCCAATTTTACAGAACTATATCAAGGTGCGGCTATTTCCACTGCCAGTAATAGCGGAGCAGGAGTTGGAGTTTTTAAAGATAAAAACGGAACTATTTTACGTTTCAAATCATTAACCAGCACAGACAGCAGTGTTACATTTACCAACAACACAGACACTGTCAACTTACGTGCCAATACAAAATTAGAAAATGACCTAACTCCAAGATTGGGTGGCAACTTGGACATCAACGGTCGCTTGATTTTTGGCACAGGTGCCAGCGATGTGCAAGCAAACGTATGGGGAACCAACTTACGACAACTCAGTGCCACAGTGCAACTGATGTTGGAAAGCGGTAATGTCAACATCAACATGGGAACATTTACCAATCCTGCTGGATTTCAAAGTGCCAACAACTACCCCAGCGGTTACACGTTAGACATGGGCAACTGGACTTTGGGAACTGACATTTCAAATAACCAACTGAATTTTGGCGCATTTTAAGCGATAAATATTTAAAACAAGGAGTGGTATGCCGCTATCAGTTTGGACACAACCCAGTGGATTTAAATTTACAAACAACGGGCAACCTTTCACAGCAGGGGTTTCCATTGATCTCACGTTACCACTGAACACCAGCATAAGCGGCGTTAGTCTCAGAATCATATCTGGCGAATTGCCTTCAGGCTTATTCTTGATAGGCACACACATCATTGGCAGTCCGTTTATTAAGAAGAATAAGACAGACTACAGTTTTTGTATCAGAGCTAGCAAAGCTGGAGAAATTTCAGATAGAACATATAAATTGTCTCTAACCGAACCCAATGCGCCAACTTTCATAACAAATCCAGGCGAGCTTGATATTGGATTACAACAGCAATATTATGTGCTGGATGGCAGTTATGTAAATTATCAACTGGAGTCTATTAATCTTGCAGACGATAGACAGCCAGTGTCGTATTTTATATCCAGTGGCGATGGCACATTACCGCCTGGGTTGACACTCAGCAAGGACGGAGTAATTTCAGGATACATTATTCCTGTGTTAACAATCTTGCCTAATGATGGCGATGGTAACTATGACGGATCTATTTACGATGCCATAGCATTTGACTTTGGTCCAAGACCAAGTAATGGATTTGACAACTACTCATACGATGATGTGTTTTTTGACTTTTCAGTTCCTACTCAACAAGTGATCAGTCTCAACGCAAACTATCAATTTAGAGTCACCATAACAGACGGTGTTGACTCTACTCAACGATTGTTTAGAATTTTTGTAGTAGGTAACGATCAATTTAGAGCAGATAACACTGCAACCACAGGGCTGGCGTCATCATTCACAGCTGATGCCACATACATAAGACAACCTGTGTGGATTTCAAAGTCTGACATAGGATTGTTTAGAGCCAACAACTATCTGACTATTCCGCTAGCACTGTACGATGAAAACACTGTGAGCTTTAGAGTAGAAACAACTAATCAAGAGATATACTCAACATCCATACAGATTACCAGTCAAGACAACATTGTGGGCAGTCGTTCTGTCACAATACAAAACGCCACTGCGGCGCCTGTTGTGGGACAATATTTTGATTTGTTACAGTATGTTCCTGGAGCAACTGGAGAAGTGTATCAAATATCAGCTGTTGCAAGTCTGGGTAACAATAGATACAGGTTAACAATTTACAACAGCTTGGCCATAAGTATTCCCAATACCTGTGTAATTTATATTGGATCATTAAGTCAGTTACCGCAAGGCACAACTTTTGATTCGCAAACAGGTGATGTGTTTGGTGTTGTTCCTTATCAGCCAGCAATTACAAAAAATTATAGATTTACCATAACCAGCACACGATACGGCGATAAAACTGACAGTGTTAGTGCAAGTAAAACATTTAGTATCAGCATACTTGGAGATATCACCAGTGAAATTGTTTGGATCACCAGTAACAATCTAGGAGAGTTGCCAGCAAACTACACATCAACTCTAAGTGTAACTGCATACAGCAATGTTACTGGATCTGTGGTAATTTATCAATTGACCGGCGGAACATTACCGCCAGGACTGTCTCTAAATCCAGACGGAGAATTAATTGGTAAAGTAAATCAATATTACAAGCCTGCTACTCAAGCGGCAGGTCTAATAACATTTGACAGTGGCACAACCACATTTGATAATAGAACCACCAGCATTGAAAGAATTTTTACATTTAAAATTACTGCTAGAGATCAATATGGGTACACTGCAACTGAAAGAGCGTTTACAGTTTTAGTAACTACGCCTAACACTGTGTTGTATAGCAACATTACCACTAGACCATTTTTAAACACAACACAACGAACACTGTGGAAAACTTTTATTGACAACACCAATGTGTTTACTCCTACCAGCATTTATAGAACAAACGATCCTGTGTTTGGCATACAAAGTTCGTTAAGTATGCTGGTGTATGGAGGTATTGAAACCAAAGATGCGGCAGCATATATTGGAGCCATGGGACTTAATCACAAGAAAAAAAGATTTCAATTTGGTTCTGTAAAAAAAGCATTGGCAGTGGATCCTGATACCAACAACACCTTGTACGAGGTAGTTTATGTGGAAATGTTGGACCCTTCTGAACCAGACAAAAAATATTTGCCCAGTCGTATTGAAACAGTAACCGATAAACGCACAATAACTATTGATACCAGCAATTCAATATGGAGTCGAAGTTTATCAGATTTAAGTGCTGACGGCATAAATGCCCAGCGGCCTGAACAAAACATCACTGCTGACAGCACTGGCTATGAAGCAAGTAATCCCAATGTGGACACGTATTTTCCCAGTAGCATAACCAACTGGCAAAAACGATTAAAAGCTGTTGGATTAAGCGAAAGAAACTATTTGCCGCTTTGGATGCGTAGTATACCCAATGGCAGTAAGAAACAACTGGGATACACCCTAGCTGTGCCATTGTGTTTTTGCAAACCCGGAACCGCAGATACCATACTTTTAAATATAAAATTCAGCGGTTTTGACTTTAAAAACATCGATTACACTGTGGATCGGTACATAATAGATTCTGTTACCGGTCAGGACAGTGATAAATACCTTGTATTCAGAAACGATAGGATAACCGTATGACCAGCGCAATTAATTTTTCAGCAATCGTAACCACCTTTCCTGTAGCAGGACAGGACAACAACAGCCAAGGTTTTAGAGATAACTTTGCCGCAACCAGTGCAGGGCTTTCAGTTGCCAAAACTGAGATCACTGCATTGCAAACAAATGCACTGCTGAAAGCAGACTTGGCCACTGGCGGCACTCCAGTTGTTAATGATTTGATTGGAAGCACACTATCTAATGGTTTGTACAAACAACTCAACGGAGTTTTTTACAATGCTGGCGGATTAAGCGGCACTCAAAATATCAACATTAACAATGGCCCAATGCAACGCATGACAGCAACAGGTGGTAACATTGTTATCAACTTTATCAACTGGCCAGCCAGCGGTCAGTACAGTTGTGTTAGACTCATGCTGATTGGCGACCAAGTATCAAACAGAACCGTGCAATTTACAACAGAAAATTCCGGAACAATCAAACTAGCAACTGGTTTAACCAGTCCATTCACATTGGGAACTACTGGAAAATTTGAAGTGTTTGAAGCATTCACAGTTGACGATGGTACCAACGTATTCCTCAGCAAAGTGGGACAATTCTAATGCATCCATTGG